TTTGTCTTTGATTTTCTGCTGTATTAGCAGTTAAACCTAAAAAAGCAAAAAACCTTGTTACTGGTGTTGCTGCTCCAATTACATTTCCCATTGCAGCACCAAATAAAGGGAACGCATTACCAACCGTAAAAGTCCTATCCGCACTTAAATCTTGCGTTGTGCCGTTTATTGTGATGTTTCTTGTTGTTGGAACGCCACCTAAACCGCTTAACGTTTGGTCGCCCGTATTCGTTCCTGATAAATCTAATAACGTTTTCACTTGCGAAGTGCTTAAACCTTCAATGTTAGAACCGCCACCGCTTAACCTACCTAATATTTCATTCGTTCCAATTGTTACGGCAACAGGTGAACCTGCGCCACTTTGTTTCGCTAAAACTGAATGCGAACTAAAATCGGAATCTTGAACGTAACCGCTCAAATCTTGGTCGCCAGTATTCGTTCCACTTGTGTTTCCGATTACGGTCAAATTAGCATCGGTTACGTATCTTTTATTTGAACTATCCGCAATATCCGCTGTTGTTGCGTCCGCACCTGCTGTTACAAGCCCTTTTGCATCGTAAGTAATTTTGGTTTTCGTTGCGCCAGTTATGTTTGCGTTTGCATCAACTTTTAAATCCACAGCCGTTTTAACCGCTTTTTGTGTTGGGTAAAAAGTATCTGAATTATCTGTTAAAGTAGTTTTCTTATTTGTCGTTGATTCGACGTTAGTTAAATTGATATCTAAACTCATACGCTTATATTTATTACTTGATTAGGGTCTAAAGTTACAATTGTTCCCGTTGAATTAAGCGTTCCATTTACGTAAACGTTAACAGTTGTATTTGGTAAAACTAAATCTTCTGTTATATCAACATCGTAACTGCCATTGCTATTACTTACATTTAATTCAGCTGAACCACCAGAACAAGTATAACTACCACCTGCTAAAACTTGAACCGAACTTGCTCCATCTGTTACCGTTACATTCGGGCAACCACTTGTAAATCCAGTGTCGCAAACGGTCATTTCTGACATCATTACAACATCGAACGTCATTGCCCAACCTGCTAATTTATTTTCAAATCTATCTGTAAACGGTTCTAAATTTGGCGTGCCGTCAATCATTATGTAATCGGGGTTTAAATCGCCCCTTGTCATAACTTCATAAACACGATTCAAAGCCTGCAACATAGCATTCATTATTGACGGCTCAACATCGTATTTTTCTTTGCCGTCCAAAATATCCATCGCTAAAATAGTAACGTTGAAGCGTTGCAATTTACCCTCAATAGTGGCTTGATTTACGATGATATGCGCTAATGGAAAAAGCGTTTGTTTAGCCAAATCAACGTCCGAAATTTGCCCATCTGTAACGGTGGAAATTAAATTCGTTGCGTTTAACTGCGCCTTTAAAGTATCTAATAATTTATAGTAACTCATTTTTTCGGCTTTTCAGTTTCTTGCTTAATTTTTTCTAAGAAAACTAATAACTTTTCGCAATTCTTTTTCGACCGCTTTTTCATAGTACCCAATTAGTGAAGTTAATATCTGAACTAGGGTAAATATCACCGTTGGAATTACTATTGTATTCAGGAAATAACGCTTGGTTGAAACACATATAATCAACAAACCTATTGCTGTAATGGTTTGCAGTTTGGGTTTGTTTATCAATCAATAAAGAAAGTTCTAAACGGTCTATATTCTCGCTACTTTCTGCGTTGTGTTTATAAACCCCTTTGTTACCAATTGTATAAGCTGAATAAGGTAAATATTCAACCATTGCCCAGTGAATAAGCATCGGTTTAATGTAAGTATTTACAAGTGTCAAATAATTACCGCCTAAAGTATTTGCGATAATATCCGCTTTTATTTTCTCTAATAAATCCGTTCCTAAATACTTTTGGACGTGAATATCTTGAGCGATTTTAATATACTGAATAAATTTGTCTGGGTCAACATTTCCGTTTAACGAAGTGAATTTAACCACGTCATCCCTTGTTATTATTAGTGCTTCTGCCATTATTGAAAGCGTTTATTTGTTGGTAAAAATCCGTTGAACGGCATATCTTTTGGAAGCGTTGAGACAAGTTTATTGTTTACTACTTTATAACCTAACTTTTCAGCTTTTTTACCTGCTATTTGTCTTGCTGTTTGAACGTCAATTGCTTTGCCTTCAAAGGTTGCGTAAACGGCTTTATTCCATCGGTGGTTACAATCTCCACCGCCTTTATACAACCATACCGAATAAGTATCCGCTCCTTTTGGTCCCCAACCTGGATTGACTGCCATTGTTCCCATTTTGATAATATCTTCTTTTCGATATACCTTAGTTGAACCCATCATTGCTTTACAAAACTCACGGCTGTTATCTGACATTTTACCTGCATAAACGTAACGGGTTAAAAATTTAATTCCATCAATTGTTTTGTCTTGTTTGCTTGTAATATTAGGACGTGCATCGCCAGTTGAAACAAAGTTATAAACCTTGCTTAAAAGCGACGGCTCTAAATCCTTAGATAATATTTCGTTTTCTAAATCATCGTTTTCGTAATCAACCTCTTTAATATCAATTAAAACCCAATCTTTTCCAATCTCTTCGCCAAAAGAACTAATATCAATTTGTGCGCTTAATTCCGTTCCCGTTTCCTCTTGCTTTTCCTCGCTTGTTGTAACGTTTTCTAAATCTGTAAACTCCAAAGGTTGTAACGTCTTAAAAAACAATTTAGCCGTGTTTCCGTTGTAGTTTAGTATTTGTTCTAAACCGTCAAGTAAAAGTTGCTGTAACGGTCTAACAACCATATTATCGAACAATACAAAAGCATTCTTTAATTCATCCGCATTGCTTCCGAAACCATTCGCTGAACCTAACCCCAAAAGTAACCCACTTGTTATCGAGTGCGAAACCATAATTTTCTTTTCGCATTCAGTAGCTAAAAATTGATAGTGGTCTGGCGCATCATTCAAAGGAATATCGTCAACTGTTGTTGCTGTTTCTTTGTTGTTGTTAAAACCAACGATTACCCTTTGACCTTTAGAACCAGTCAACTTGTTTTTGATTTGCGATTGTAACAAATTTTGCGTTTCAATATCAGGTTGCCCGTTGTTGAAATTTACTACTTTCGTTCCGCTAAAACCGTTTTGAACTTCGTTAATTAAATAATCGCTTACCTCTTCCTCAAGTAACGCATAAGCCGTTCCTGCTACGTAATCAGGCGTTGCAAAGTATTTCATTCCAACGGCGTAAGGTTTAACGCAAAGTATTTCTACTTTATCCTTTGACGTTCCAAAAGCTGAAAATCTTTTCGGTGGAAATTTTTTTGTGTCCTGCCAATTATCAGAATAATAATAACCGTTGATTTGTCCATATTCATCGCATTTTTCCATAGCTACTAAATTCATATCCATGTGGAACGCTTTTAGTATTTTCTTATGATCGTCGGAATAATGTACTTGAATAACGCATTGACCTAAGGTTTTTAAATCAAAGCATAATTTACGCAAACAGTTCTTATTGAAAATAGCCATTACTTGAGCGTATTCGCTTGGTTTACGGCTTGCGTCAATTACTCCTAGTCCTTTACCATACATTAAGCGAGTAACGTTATTAATGATACTCATATTAGTAGTTGACTTTCTGTAACGGTCAATCAAAAATTGAAAGTAACTATTATTGTCGCCAAAAGTTACCCATTCTTTTTGTTTTGATTCTACGATTTGCGGTGCTTCGTATTGCGCCAAATTTATTACGTCTATATTCATAGCATTACAAAATCATTATTACTTGAGTGTTCATCGGTTTGCAATCCTGCTTTATAACACCATACACGCTCACTACCTAAAAAAGTTGTTAAGTTGTATAATTGAACAATATAAAACCTACCTGCCTTTAAAGAATAAACGGCTTGTATTCCTACGTAATAACCAAAGTCGTTAATCGTGGGTGCGTTAATTGTTGCGCTTGTTCCTGCTTCTTCATCAATTACAATTATTTGCGTAATCGTTGTTGAACGTGGCGCGCATTTCAATTGTTGGGCTGTTGCACTTACTTGTAAAACATTCATATTTATAAAACTACAAAACATAAATTTTGTTGCATAAAAAAAGGGAGCCGGAACCCCCTTTTAAACAATTAAAATAAACGAAATTATGTAGTTGTGAACGAAGCCAAAGAAGTTAAATCAGATAATAAACCTGCTTCAGTAGAACAATTGATTGTATTTGCTGGCAAATTTTCGATGCCTGTAAACGTCAATGTATAACCGTTCATATCTCCTGCTTCCGCACCGCTTGCGATACTTCCTGCTGTTAAATCCATTCCACGTTTCAAACCTGCAATTCTGTAAAGGTTATCTCTACCTCTTACAATAATATGCGGACGTCCGTAAGAAAGCAATTTAACCATTTTCGTAGTTTTTGCATCCTGCTTTTTCAACGTGATACTTAATTCTTGTGAAAAGAAAGTTGTACCGTTGTTTCTGTCAGTTGTGATAGTTTCTGTAAAACTATTTGTTCCTTTTAAGCTGAATTTGTAACACGCTGTTACGTTCGCAATAGCAGTGATTATATCTTCTTCTCCTGCCGTTGATGAATAAGTAATATCAACCTCGGGGTTTATATCCCCGAAGTTGATTAAATATACAGCGTCTAATCCACCGATTGAGTCCTTACAGACTTCTAATCTGCCGTTTCCTAAGTCGCACATAGTTTCTTAGTTTACAGAGTTTGTAACGTTATAAGTAACAATATCCTCAACGATTCCGTATTGAACACCTGCAGTCAATCGCATTACGATACGTACATTTTGCGAACCGTCAATTTCTGCTTGGTCTAAAATTCTTACTTCTTGAGCGTCGTTTAATAAACCAGTTCCGAACACTAAATTTTCTTTAGTTGTTGCAATCATTGTTGATGCAGGTAAACCTGGAGCATGTGCTAATTTAACACCTTCAAAAGGTAAAATTGCGCCACCGTTAAACCACATTGAACCCTTACCGTCGATACCGTTAGCTCCTAAGTTAGTAGCGAAACCACCCAAAGCACGAACGTATAATCTGAAAACGTTTGTTGATACGTAAATATGGAAATCTTCACGTGCTGAAACTGCTAATGGAGTTGCGTCCAAAACTTTTCCAATTTCTGCAATTACGTTAGTTGAAAGCAAACCGCCACCTACTAATGCAAGTTCTTGCGCTGCAGGTAAAGCTGGGTCTAAAGCCAACAAAGTTGTAAATCCGTCAAACTCTCCGTTATTAGATGCAACACCTCTCCAAATGTTTACTTCATTTTCTGAAGCTACTTTTTCAGCGTATTGTGCCAAAAGAAAATCAGTAAACGATTTAGGCATTACGTCAAAAGCTGAATAACCCATTTCGATTGCGTCCCAATCATTTCTAAAAGTTGTTTTACACAATTGACGGTTTACTTGTAATTCTTTTGGTTGTATAATTCTTTCCGTTAAAGTTACCGTTCCAGTTGGATTGAAATCGCATGAAGCGTTACTTAACAACTTATCAGTTGCAAGTCTTTTCATAACCGATTTAAACTTAACGTTTGGCATAATCGTGATTAGGTTATTAGCCAAAGTTGGTGCCGGCAATAAAGCAGCTGCAATGTACTTACCTGCGAACTCGCCTGCGTAAGTAGTTGTTATTGATGTACTTGTACTCATTTTTTTATAGTTTTTTAATTATTATACTGCTGTTAAAGTGATTGAACCTGCTGCAACACCTGAACCGTTAACATACCAATTCGTTCCGTCACAAACTAATTCTGCAAAATCTCCAATTGCTTCTGCTGAAGCTACGAACGAAATTGTGTTTTCGTCAACTCCTGCAACGTGTGCTCCTGCAACTAAAACAGAACCATGAATCACATTTGATGCTGCTAAAACCGTCCAGTTAGTTGTTGCGAAAAGTTGCCCAACTACAAACTTAAATCTAAATCCTGCCGATGTTGCTACGGCTGGAAGTGTGATTTGCGCTCCTGCTGCTGCTTTTAAAATAAACACTTTACCACTATCTTCAGCGGTTAATGTTGTTGCGCCTGTTACGGCTTCTACTTGTGCCAACTGACGTTCGACGTCGTTGGTTACTGCTAAATACGTTGTACTCATTTGTTATTTGTTTATAAATTTTAATACTAAATCCATTGTTGATTTCGGTGCAATTGCTTGCTCCATTTGTTTTGATTCGGGGTTGTGAACAATTGGTTTCGGTTCTTGCATTTGTGCCAATTCCGTTTTCAATCTTTCGTTTTCCTCTTTCAAAGATTCCATTTCTGAAAAGAACGTTTCTTTAACCATTGATTCAACCGTTTTTTTAACTTGCGATTTCTCAATCATTTTATCGTCTTTTTTCATTTCCTCTTCGGGTGCTTCAACTTCTTCTTCTGCAGGTGCTTCTTGTTCTTTAACTTCAGCAATTACACCCTCTTGCGTTACAATTAAAAGCATTCCGTTTTCAACTACGTATTCACCAATAGGCATCGGGATTCGTTGCTCATCTTCTGTAATTATAAACACTTCGTTGTTTGGCTCAAAGCTATCCGCTTCGATTACCGTTACACCATCGTTTAATTTCATTTGCTCCAATTTCACTTCGATGTTCAAAGCGACACAAATTTTGTTTACTATTTCTTTGTAATTCATAATTGTTTTTTTTATAAAACTATATTGTTTTTAATCTGTTGCACTTTAGCGAATTATTACTACTGTATTTGTTGCAGGTCTTATAATTGTTTGTGAGCCACCGTTAACAGTTGATCCGATTCCCTGCTGTGAAAGTTCCCCCTCGCAACATTCTTTTCGGTACTTTCCGTCTTTGCATAAACAACCACGTTTACCGCCTTTTGGTGATGTAGTTTTCATTTTAGTAAGAACCAGGGGAAGTTGATAAAGTCAAAGGTTTTAACCTTAATTTATTAGCCATTTTCTCTAAATTTTTAATACTTGTTTTTTGTATTTCAACTTTAGGAGGAATAGTTAAACCTAAATCTTTTACTTGCGCTTCATAATTAGCGATTACTTTTTGTGCGCTTTGTGATTCCATTGCAATTTTTTGAGACAAAGCTGTTATTTCTTTTCCCTTTGCATTGAAATCATTTATTATTTTACTCAATTGACTGTAATAAGCTGTGAACTTTTTACTTTCATTTTCTAAATCTGTTGCAAGGTTTAACTCTACCTTTTGCGATTCCAATTTAACCGCTTCTTGTTCACTCATTTTGTTGATAATCTCTAAACTTGTTTTCATTTGTATGATTTTAAAATTTGTACTACTTTTTCCCTTGCTGACATTTCGTATTTTTCGGCAAAATACCCCTCGATTGAAAAACCTTTAAACTCGCCTTTCTTTACTTTTTCCCACGTTTCATCGTTATCAACTTTCATTGCGATCATCCACGTGCCTACTGGCAAACTCATTTCGTAAAATGCGCTTTTATCTTTCTTGCTATCCTCAATAATCCACGATTCAACGATTGTCATTCCGTCAACTTTAACAGCGTGATTTTCGGTTGTGTTTTGGTGTTGACCTCGCATAAATACCAACTCGCTTGCACGTTTTACCGTATCTTTTGAAAAGAATATTTCAAACTCTTTGTCTTTATCTTTTCTAAAAATTCGCTTGTTTGGAATTAACGCCGCACCTAAAACAATTCTTTTTTCGTCAATTGCTTTTAATTCGATTTCGTGTTCTGAAAGTGCAATAAAGTTTTCCTCAATAGCAGGTTTTTCAACCAAAGAAACAGCGAAAACACCGTCTTTCTTTTCGTCTTTAATTACTAATTCATAAACTTCCATAATTATAAAACTACAAACTCGCTGTTTGTTGCACTTTCAAGTCGAACTGCTGTGCGCTTGTGATGTCGTTACTTACTACATACGCCTTAACAGGTTGCTGTTGAAGTGTTGCTAATTGATTTATTCCAGTGTTTCCGACTACATTAAGATTAGGTGAAATAACACCACCGCCACCGCTACCACCTAAATCACCACCACCACTCGGTGCGCTTCCTCCCCCTAGTGCTTGTAACGCTTTTGCTGTTGCAGTTAAATTAGCCGCTATTCCTATTCCTGCTCCAATTCTATTACGTGCTATTTCAGCAGATGAAAACGCTTGCCCTCCTGGAATTAAAGAATACTTTGCAATAGCTGCTGCATTTGCCGCTTGTGTTGAAGTTATAATTTTAGCGATACCAATTGCACTTTCAGCAATAACCGCCGCTTTCTGAACACCTTTAGACCTTTCAAAAATAGATTTTATAACTCCTATTCCTTGTAATGCTAAATCAAAATCTTTTTGTCTTAATTCTGCTTTGTGTTCTTGCAATGCTTTTTCAATAGCTATCTTTTGGTCTGCCGTATTTTTTTCAATTTCTAATTCAGTTGTTCTTGTTGCTACTAATTGGGCAATTCCGTCTTTTGCGCTTTTTGTTTCAGCTGTTGAAGTATCTCCTAAATATAACGCTAAATTTTCGGCGTCCATTTTACGTTGTGCCTCGCGACGTTTCATTTCTTCGTCGTCAATTATATAAAGTTCGTCGTTTGTTTTTTTAGCAGTGTCAACGGCTTTTTTCCCCGTTTCAATCCTTGCTATTTGTATATCCGTTTCAGTATTTAAAATAGCTTGTTTCATTTCAGCGATTGCTGTTTTCGTTTCCTCAATCATTTGGTCATTTACTCCGCCAATATTTGTTGCTCTTAAAATTTGCAAGTTCAAACGTGCTTCTTTGATTAATTCACGTTGATTTGTTAACGACCTTTTAAGCTGTAACTTTTCGAGTGCCTCCGTTGATTTTCCTTGAGCTTCTAATAACTTAATTTGTCGGTCTATATTTCCCGTTTCTTCGTCGTAGGCTTTTTTTCTTGCAATACGTTGCTTTTCTCTTTTATCTAATTCTTTATCAACTCGGCGCATATTAGCTTCGTGCCTTGCTGACATATTACGTTCGTTCTTCGTGTCGATAATATCAAAATATTCAAGGGCTTTTATAGCTCCGTAAATAACTCCAATCATAGGAAAAAAGATACCTATTAAAACTTTTATTCCCGTTCCTAATTGGTCGAAATAATCGTATGCTTTAATTATGTAACCGCTTAACTTTCTAACAACTGCTGTAACTTTGTCGAAGTTTGCGATTAAGCCACCTATTAAAACAATAATAACTCCGATACCAGTAGCAATCAAAGCAAGTCTAAACAACTTCATTGCTGTTGTTGCCGTTCCAGTTACTCCTGCTAAACCAACTGTTGCTGAACTTTGAGCATTTTTAGCAAGTGCATCCGCCTCAGTTACGGCTACATTTTCAGCTGTTACTTTGTTGGAAATTCCCATAACAAAGTTATAAGCAGTCGTAAAAATAGTAGTTGATTTAACAACCGCTCCTAACTGCTTAAACGACCTTCCTGCATCTTCTAAACCTTGTAATCCTTGAGCCAAAGCCATTGCGCTTTGAACACGTAACATCGCTTGTTGAACGTCCTCACTTTGGGCGCCAACTAAACCCATTGCACCCTCAACTGCACTAAAACCACTTGCAACTGAACTAATTGATTTTCCCAAAGCAATAAATGCACCTTCTCCCTTTTGCGATTGGATAGCGTCGTTTACATCTTCGATTTGGTCTTTTAATTCCGCTGCACGTTTTGAAGCATTTTGAACTTCGACAGATGTCGCACCAAAAGCCTCCGCAAGTTTCTGAACTTCTAAAACCGCCTCTTTGTATTGTTGTTTGAGCGTCTTAGAATTGTCCTGAATTTCTATCTCAATAACCTTTTTTTCTGCCATGATACTTTCTATTTTCTTGGTCTATAATTCGTTTTATATTCGGCGTAATTTCGTTAACACCCTTTGCAATATCTACTTCTTTTGAAACACCGTAAAACTTTTGTGTTTTGAGTAGGTTTATAATGTTTTGTATTCTCATTTTTTTAACAATTAGTGACGCTGAAAGATGTAAATATGCTACCTTCTTCTATTGTGAAAGTACCGAAAGGACAAGGGGTGTCTTCGGATAGGGTGGCGTAAATTTCTTCTCCTTCTCCGTTAATAACAACCCAATTTGTTTCATCCCAAATAATACCAATAGTAATTTCTTCATTGACAAATTTAAAATAATTCTTTCCATGTATTTCTCCAAATACAGCAA